CAAGGAGGTGAAGACAATGACAACGGCCCAGTGGGTCTTTGAGCGGGCCATGTTTTTGATGGACGAGGCGGACGAGGACAGCGGCCTGGCGGATACGGCCCAGACCAGAGGGTATAAGGGGCGCACCCTGGCGATCCTGAACGTGCTGCGGGGGGAGTGCTTTCCCGCGTCCGATACCTGCACCGACGGCGAGGCGGGAAAACGGCCCGTGTGCCCGGAGATCCTGGACTTTGACCAGGAGATCGACCTGGACGACTACCTGTGCCAGAGCGTGCTGCCCTACGGGCTGGCCGCCCATCTACTGCTGGACGAGAACCCCAGCCTGGCGTCCTACTTCCAGCAGCGGTATCAGGAGCTGCTGCTCCGGGCCAGGCAGAGCCTCCCCGCCCAGAGCGAGGACATCGCGGACCTGTACGGCGGGATCGAGTACGGCAGGTTCGCCCGATGGTGAGAAAGAAAAGGGGCACGGAAATCAAGGCTTGACCCCGCCCCCCGCGGGTCATTGCGAGGAGCGCAGCGACGTGGCAATCCGTTCTCCGCCGGGGGCGTGTGCATATCTGCAAACGTGTAAGGACGGGAGCTACGGATTCCCACACCAGTGTGCGCACTGGTTCGGAATGACCCTCGGGGGGGACGGGGGTTGAGTTGAAATTTGATTTCCATGAGAAAGGAGTGATCCGGTGGCGAATGTCATTACCACGGACAGTACGAAGATCTATCAGCTGAAGCAGTGGCTGGGGCTGAATGAGTCCCCGGATGGGGACACGGGGCTGAAGCTGGGCGAGGCGGCCCAGATGCGCAATTTCCGGGTGACCCGGGAGAGCCATTTGCAGATCCGCCCCGGGTACGCCAGGATGTGTACCCCGGTGGAGGGCAAGCCGGTGCGGGGGCTTTGGAGCGGCTATGTGGCGGGGACGCCCCGGCTTCTGTGCGCCTGCGGGGGACACCTGTGGGAGCTGGACACGGATACCTGGGCGGCGGACGACCTGGGAGAGATCGACGACGAGGACGTGTGCTTTTTCGGCTTTGCCCAGAAGGTCTATGTGCTGACGGGCCGGGAGTTCTACTGCTGGAGCGGCGCGGGGACGGTGAAGGCGGTGGAGGGCTATGTGCCCATCGTCACCACCGCCACACCCCCCGCCGGGGGCGGCACCCTGCTGGAGCGGGTGAACCTGCTGACCGGCAGGCGTCGGGGGGTGTACTCCCCCGACGGCACCTCCACGGTGTTCCGGCTGGCGGAGGAGCAGATCGACGAGGTCATTGATGTGGAGGGCGCCGACGTCACCTGGACGGCGGATTTAGAGGCGGGGACGGTGACCTTTGCCAAGGCCCCCGCCAAAGGGGTGAACACGGTGACTATCACCTGGCGCAAGGGGACGGGAGAGCGCTCGCGGGTGACCTCCATGCGCTGGGCGGAGTGCTACAACGGCGCTACCGACGCCAGAGTGTTCCTGTACGGCGATGGCACCCACGAGGCGGTGTACTCCGATCTGGACCACGACGGACAGCCCAGCGCCGAGTATTTCCCCGACCTGAACGTCATGGCGGTGGACACGGCCAACACGCCCATCACCGCCATGATCCGCCACTACGACCGGCTGCTGGTGTTCAAAAGCGACGGGGCCTTTACCGCCCAGTACGGCACCTTAGAGCTGTCCGACGGCACGGCGACGGCGGCCTTTTACACCACGCCCCTGAACCGGGACATCGGCTGCGCCGCCCCGGGACAGGCGCAGCTGGTGCGCAACTACCCCCGGACCCTGTTCGGCCAGTCGGTCTACACCTGGGTACTGGCCTCCAGTTCCACCCGGGACGAGCGCAACGCCAAGCGCATCAGCGACCGGGTGGAGAACACCCTGTCCGGCTTTGACCTGGCCTCGTGCAAAACCTTCGACGACGAGCGGCGGCAGGAGTACTACATCCTGTGCGCGGACCAGGCGCTGGTCCACAACTACGGCAACGACACCTGGTACTACTACGACCACTTCCCCGCCCGGTGCATGGCCCAGGTGGACGGCGAGCTGTACTTCGGCACGGATACGGGGGCGGTCATGCACCTGTCCCGGCAGTACCGCAACGACGACCGGGAACCCATCGACGCCTACTGGGAGTCCGGCTCCCTGGACTTTGAACGGGACTGGCAGCGGAAGTACAGCGCCAACCTGTGGGTAGCCATCAAGCCGGAGAGCCAGGGGTGCGTGACGGTGACCGCCCAGTCCAACCGGAAGTCGGACTATGTAAAAAAAGACGTGGCGGCAGGGCTTTCCACCTGCACCAACGTCCACTTCGGGCACTGGTCCTTCCGCACCAACCGCAAACCCCAGGTGCAGCGGGTGCGGCTGAAGGTGAACAAATTCACCTTCTACAAGCTGATCTTAAGCAGCTGTTCCGCCTCGGCCACAGCCACGGTGCTGGGCGTAGACGTGCGGGTCCGGTACGCCGGGAAGGCGAAGTAAGCAAAGGAAAAGCCCCCGGCGGAGAACGGATTCCCACACCAGTGTGCGCACTGGTTCGGAATGACCCTGCGGGGGACGAGGGACGGGGGCGCGGGTCGCCGAGGGCGGCGACCCCTACGGAGTTGAACCCAGGCCCGCCCATGTCCGTAGGGGTCGCCCCCCCTGGGCGACCCGGAACGTGGTGCCCTGTACGGACGTTGCGCCGGGGGCGCGGGTCGCCGAGGGCGGCGACCCCTACGGGGTTGAACCCAGGCCCGCCCATGTCCGTAGGGGCGCACCTATGTGTGCGCCCGAACCCCCGTCCATCGTCCCCCGCGGGTCATTGCGAGGAGCGAAGCGACGTGGCAATCCGTTTCCCCCGTCCTAACACGTTTGCAAATACGAAAACGCCCCCGGCGGAGACGGATTCCCACACCAGTGTGCGCACTGGTTCGGAATGACCCTGCGGGGGGACGAGGGACGGGGGCGCGGGCCGCCGAGGGCGGCGCCCCCTACGGGGTTGAACCCAGGCCCGTCCATGTCCGTAGGGGTCGCCCCCCTGGGCGACCCGGAACGTGGTGCCCTGTACGGACGTTGCGCCGGGGGCGCGGGCGACCGCAGAGGGTCGCCCCTACAGACAGAAACGGGCCTTTCGTTCAACACCGTAGGGGCGCACCTCCGTGTGCGCCCGAACCCCCGTCCTTCGTCCCCCGTCCCCCGCGGGTCATTGTGAGGGGTGAAGGGGCGGAGTGTGCAATTTTGAAAAAGAGGTGAACCAACATGAGTCTATCAAAACTGACCAAGGACATGGCTGTGATCCAGAAGTTAGACGACGAGCCCAACGATGTGGGTGGACTGACGGCGGCGCAGCTGAAGGGAAAGTTCGACGAGGCGGGTGAGGCGGTCAAGGAGTTTCTGAACGAGACCCTGCTGCCCGAGCTGGACAGCCCCCAGGCGGCGGGCAATTTAGGGGCGGTGCTCAGCGGAGAGGAGATGACCGTCCAGCAGGCGCTGGAGACCCTCCACCGCTCCACCATCCAGTCGGGCAACGTGCCCGTGGGCGGCGGCGCGGGGGATGTGCTGCAAAAGAGCTCGGACGAGCTGTACGACCTGGAGTGGAGGCCGCTGTTGACCACCGTCTCCTTTTCCGCCCAGGATTGGGTCCTCCAGGAGATTGAGGAGGAGACCAGCGCCCAGGACGGCCAGGAGGCCGAAACCGAGGAGGACGCGGAGGACGACCAGGATGTCGAGGCCGAGGAGAACGCGGCGGACAGCCAGGCGACCGAGGCAGAGGACGACGACAGCGGGGACCGTGTGCCCCTCTACCAGCTGACCATCTCCAGCCAGGTACACCACCGGCGAAACGGTGCCTTCGGCTGCACCCTGCGCCACCTGGTGGACGGCGTATTAAAAAGCAACACCTGGGCGGTCTTGGGCACCCAGGTGGTCTACGAGGAGGAGACCGGGGACGTGACCCTGCTCTCCCCCGACGCCTACGACGGCACGGCGCTGTTCTACGGCGGACAGGAGCCGGTATGAGCGAGTTAGATCGTGCCCGGGCGCAGAAATCCGCCCTGTACCAGCGGTACAAGCAGGCGCACGAGGCCATGATGGACGCCACGGACGCCGCCGAGCGGGTGCGGCAGCGGGAGCGGGCGCGGATGCTGAAGGAGATGTACAAGGAGGCCTGCCAGGAGGTGCGGCGGCTGGACCCGGATGTGACCCAGACGGGAGAGCGGACGGGCAAGCGGACCCCCTCCTCCCAGGTGGACACCGCCCTGGCCTGCGGCGCATTGTGGTCCGACCTGGACGGGGCATCCTGGTCCCTGGTGGACGGGGTGCGGTGGGATACCCTCCCTGCCACCGGGCGGCACCTCCAGCAAGTGCAGGAGCTGGTCCGCGCCGGCATGACTCTGTGTACCCCCCTCCAGGCCCAGTGTCTCCACGACTACTATGTGGAGGAGTTGACCATGGAGGAGATCGGCCAGCGCTGGGGGGTGCGGAAATGCACCGTCTCCCGGACGCTCCAGCGGGGCCGACAGCGGATCGAGGGGTATGTGACCGCCAAGCTGCTGCTGGGCCGGTGCGTGGATGAGCGGGGACTGTTCGACTACCAGCTTTTCCTGAACAGCGCCCGGGTGCTGACCGAGCGGCAGAAGGAGATGGTCTACCTGGTGCTGGCCCGGGATACCTCCTACCGGGACATTGCGGACTACCTGGGCCGCGCCCCTTGCACCGTGTCCCACGGGGTAGACCGGCTGGAGGAGAAGCTGAACGTCTTCTCCGTGGCCCTGGACCCAAGGCTGTCCGCCGTGGGGGTGAAGCGGGGCGACTGGGCGGGGCGCAGCGAGAAGGAGCTGGCGGAGGACCTGGGCCTCTCCCCCGCCTTCTACTACCGGATCGTGTGCCGGGGGCAGACCCACGACGGGCTTCCCCTGCTGTACTGCGCCATTCTCGACCGCCTGGACGCCGGGGAGACTGTGCGGCAGGCGGCGCGGAGCCTGGGGTGCTCCGACACTCTGGCCCGGCGGGTGAGGCGGGAGCACGGGGACCGGCCCCGAACTCCCCTGCGGGAGGACTACCGGCCCAAGAGCCAACGGAAGGCCCGCGTCCCCGAAAACCCCTTTGTACTCTTAGGCGGCGGGGACGCCATTTTAGATCGGATCGACGCGGACACCTACCGCCGTCTGCAGGAGCGTTTTGGGGGCGATCAGCGTGCTGGTGCATAAGGCGACCTTAGGGGTGCTGCAGTGGGCCTGGGACGGGGTCAGCTACGAGATCGTTCAGGGCGTCCGCTGCCCCAGGCTGGAGGCGGTGACTTTGGAGACCTACAATCTGGACAGCGCCGACTGGTGGCAAATCCCCAATGGAACGGCTCTGGCCCGCCAGATCGCCCTGACCTATCCCTTTTTCGACCCGGTGGTCACAGAGGGGGAGCTGGTGGGCATCCACCCCTGGCCCGCCTGGAGGCGGTACGGGGAGGAGCCGGAGCAGGTACAGACAGTCAAACCCCGGCGGAGGGGGAAGTACAACCGGAGACAGCGGGGGGTACGGATTCCCACACCAGTCTGCGGACTGGTTCGGAATGACCCTGCGGGGGACGAGGGTTAGAGAACAAACTTGATTTCCCTACTAGGAGAGGAGGAATTTCCAATGGAGCAGTTTGACGCGGACCACGAGCGGCGGCTGACGCAGGTGGAGCAGCGGGCCAAGAGCAACACCTATCGGCTGGAGCAGGTGGAGGCCCGGCAGGACAACTTGGAGAAGCTGACCACCTCTGTGGAGGTGCTGGCCACCAAGCAGGACGCCATCAAGGACAACGTAGACACCATCAAGGCCGACGTGAAGACCCTGACGGAAAAGCCGGGGAAACGCTGGGACGCGGTCGTGGACAAGCTGATCTGGGCGCTGCTGGCGGCGGTGCTGGGGTTCGCGGCGGCGTATGTGGGGCTGAGCTGAGGGGGCCCGATCAGCCGGCGTTTAGGCGGGAGCGAAGCCCCTCCTGAAGGACCTGGGAACAGTTGATGCCGCGCTTCTCGGCCAGGTCAGCCATCCAGGCCGGGAGGGAAACATTCTTTCGGACGGCTCTGGTGTCCGTCAAAGCGCGGTAGGCAATGGTGTCCACCTGGATCAACGAGAATGTGCAGTTGGGGTCGTGAGGGAGGGCGTCCTGGGCGGTCGCGGGGGGGATATCCAATCCCTCGTCCTCGGCCACCACCAGCCAGCCGGAGGCGGCGTCGGTGATCTGTTCAATGGTGTCTCGCAGGTCGTGCCCGGTCGTAACACAGCCGGGCAGATCCGGGACGCGGGCGTAATATTTCGCCCCGTTCTGATCTGGAGTGAGTACGGCGGAATAGATGTATTTCATAGTTACCTCCTATTGCTGTTTCTCTTGATCTCGCTCAGGATGTACCGCAGGTCGTCTTCGTCAAAATCGTGCCGTTTCAGAGGGATCATGCAACCCAGTTTGGCATTGTAGTAGATATCATGATTCGCGCCGTGCCGCGCAAACTTGTATCCGCTTCCCTCCAATTCGGAAACAGCTTGTGCCCTTGGTTTCATTGGCATTCCTCCTTACAGCCTCTATTATACACAATTTTGTGTAAAATTCAATAGAAACAACGCATAGCAAAGTATTTTTATCGAACGAAAGGATGACAGACATGACGAATTGGAAAACCTGGATCAGAGCGGCGGGGGTGCGGGCCGTGAAGACTGTGGCGCAGACGGCCATCGCCACCATCGGGACCAGCGCCGTGCTGGGGGATGTGAACTGGACCATGGTGGTGTCCGCGTCAGTGCTGGCGGGGGTGCTGTCCCTGCTGACCAGCGTGGCGGGGCTGCCGGAGTGCAAGGAGTGAGGACATGAACAAGAAACCGGTTCTGTATATGCAGACGGACGCTCGCTGGAAGGATAAGCCGTACCAAGTCAAGGGCGAGACTGCCACCGTGGGCGGCTCCGGGTGCGGGCCTTCCTGCGCGGCCATGGTGATCGAGACCCTGACCGGGCAGACCTACACCCCCCTGGACGCCTGCAACTGGTCCATGGCCCACGGGTACAAGGCCCTGAACCAGGGGACCTATTACAGCTACTTTGTGCCGCAGTTCCAGGCGTTCGGGATCACGTGCAGACAGCTGAACGGTTCCAGCCTGTACGGAAATTCTACCAGCGCTGTCCACGACCAGACTGTAGATCTGCTACAGCAGGGGTATTACATCATCGCCTGTATGGGGAAGGGCAACTGGACAAGCTCCGGGCACTTCATTCTGATCTGGTGGCAGGACGGGAAGGTCCGAATTAACGATCCCGCCTCCACCAAGGATGCAAGGGTCAACGGCGATATCGCCACGCTGCGCTCCCAGGTGAAATATTACTGGGCGGTGGACGCCAGGGCGTACAACTGCCCGGCGGAGGATACAAAAGAGGAGGAAGACGAGATGGTCTATTATAAGAAGTTAGAGGATGTGCCCGGCTGGTGCTTTGATGTGG